TCCTAAGACTGGGTGTTGATAGCAAGCCTTGTATTGTTTGGCCTGATGATCTTGATGGCTTAGAAAAATTTAGAAGCTATATAAAAGAAGCCAGATATATTGTAGCTCACAATGCTAAGTTTGATCTGTCATGGTTGCGTGAACTAGGGTTCGATTGTGATGGTAAGATCATCTGTACTATGATTAATCAGTACGTCCTTAATCGTGGTATAAGAGGCTCTCTATCGTTGTCAGCATTGGCTGACCAGTATGGCACCACAGAAAAGTTAGACGTACTCAGTGAGGCTCTAAGCAAGGGTCAGAACTTCTCTGACTTAGATCGTGACGTAGGCACTCAATACCTATCACATGATGTTATGGCTACTGCTGAGATATATCAAAAACAAATGGCTCAGTTTGAAGAGGAGGAATCTAAATCACTTGTAGCTGTCCGAGATCTTATGTGTGAGTTCTGTTCAGTGCTGACTGACATCGAGAGATCTGGTATGGCTATTGATATTGATACGCTTAATCAGGTTGACCTGGACTATCAACGTGAACAAGAGGAGTTACAGTCGTATCTCAAGAAACAAACTCACGCCCTCATGGGTGACACAGAAGTTAACTTATCTTCTCCTGAGCAGATGTCCGAGGTTGTCTATAGCTGTAAGTTAACCGACAAGAACCGTTGGAAGTTGGCGATGAACATAGGTACTGATGAACGAGGTAAGCCTAAGCGTCGTCCATACCTATCTCTGGCGGAGTTCCGGCAGCTCTTAGGTGAATGTTTCAAGCGTTCATTTAAGACTAAAGCCATTCAATGTCCTAGCTGTAATGGCCGGGGACACTTCTATAAGATGAAGAAGAATGGAGAGCAGTTTAAAAATCCAACCAAGTGTTCCGGTTGTGATGGTAAAGGCTTTATATATCAAGACCTTAAAGAGAGAGCAGGTCTTAACATTAAACCTTCAGTAGCATTAGCATCTGCGGGTGGGTTCAAGACTGACAAGCTGACATTGCAAGCCTTGCTTAATCAGGCAACTAACACAGAAGGCAAGAAGTTTTTAGAATCTATTATTCGTCTGTCTGCTATTGAGACATATCGCTCATCGTTTATTGAAGGTATCAAGAAAGGGATTAAAGATGACGAACTTCTCCACGCTAACTTTAATCAATGTATCACTGCGACAGGTCGTCTAAGTAGTAGTAACCCTAACCTGCAAAATATGCCGAAGGGTAAACTGTTCCCGGTTCGTCGTGCTTTTGTTAGCCGGTTCGATGAAGGGGAGCTAATTGAAATTGACTATTCACAGCTAGAGTTCCGGGTTGCCGGTATCTTAGCTCGTGATACAACAATCAAGAAAGAGGTAGAAAATGGATTTGATGTTCACGCCTACACCGCTCAAGTTCTCACAGCGCATGGTGAGCCAACTGAGCGAGGCCCAGCTAAGTCAAGCACCTTCCGTCCACTCTACGGCGGAACGTCTGGCACTCCAGCACAAATGGCTTATTTCCGGGAGTTCTTCGGAAAGTACCGAGGAGTATTTGGATGGCACACAGAACTCCAAGAACAAGCGATCAGAACTAAACGGGTCGTCACACCAACCGGGAGGCAGTTCGACTTTCCAGATTGTTTCAGAAATCGCCAAGGAAATGCCAGCTCCAAAACCCAAATCGTAAACTACCCTGTGCAGTCAGTGGCTACAGCAGAGATTGTTCCGCTCGGTGTAATACTGCTGCACCGTAAGATCCGAGAGCTTGGATTACAAAGTTTGGTAATCAATACAGTGCATGATAGTGTGCTGATTGATACGCACCCAGATGAGATTGACATCATTAAAGACATCGGACCACAATGCCTAGTCGATGCTCAAGCTGCTGCTGAACAGAGGTTTGGTTTGAGCCAGTTTATACCCTTAGCCGTTGAAATGTCTAAAGGAAAAAACTGGATGGAACAATACGATTTTACTTGACATTCATATTCTAGTGTGCTAAGAACACACATCTTATTAATACGGAGAACACTATGACTGAAGTTGCTTTACTTGAAAATACCCCTGACTTTTCTGCCCTTTATTCTGCACCAACAACAGGTGCTCCTAACATTGCTCGCGCTCGTATCAATCGTGATGCGTCTGTTGAGATTAACGATAAGATGGAATCTGTACCAGCTCCGTCTATTGCCCTCAAAGACACTGACGATCAAGAGTATTTCTCGAACGAGGTTTACCTTCGTGTCTACCTAGACTCCATGCAGACTGCTGTGTTTGACTCTGATTTAGCTGAGTACACTAATATGTCTAAGCACTTTCACTCTTTCTCTACGCCAGCACTAGACTGGTTTGGTGGTGATAAGTGCGGGTGGATTCCATCAAAGGCTCGTGAGAAGCTTCGCAATGAAGATCCGATTGCGTTTGCCAATGCAAGCAAGGTGAAATTGTATCGTCATCTGTATGGAACTATCCGTATGGTTGACCCTACTTCGCCTAACCTTGATGGGCCTAACGAGGTTGAGAACGTACCATTTCGTATGCGTCTTGGTCCTTCTAACTTCATGGAGATCGGCAATGTTGTTGGTGGCTTGTTGAAACAGAACATCAATCCAGCATCCGTTGAATTAAAGCTGGACTTCAAGCTGGAGAAGCGTGGTTCTAATAAGTGGTTCACACTTAAATACAAACCTCTTATGAGTAACATCATTGAGTTAGACAGCGATTACAAATTATTGCTCAAGGACTTTTTAGATTTGAAAGCCTATGAAGATGAGCAGGTTGAAAATCGTATGCGGGATAACAGTAACAGTGTAGTGGATAGCTTCGACGATATCTTGGAAGCGTAAGATATGATTCCGGTTTTCGAGGATACTCATCCCTTACAGGTTAAGATTGACGAGTTCTTAGAAGGCACTCCTCAACTAACCAAGAGCATAATCTTTCAAGCGTCCCAGTCATTCAATGAAAAGCTGGGGCGTTTTAACTCTAAGCCGAGAGGGAGATCTACTCTCCCCTCACTCTCCCAGGTTGGCAAGCCTTTCTGTATGCTTCATGCAGACAAGATGCAATGGACTAAAGCACCACAGTCTAGCAACTTTAAGATCAAGATGACTTACGGTGATATGACTGAGGTAATTGCGGTTGCTATCTTAGAGGCTGCTGGCGTTGACATTGTATCTCTGAACGGCAGGACTGTTCTTAATACAGACGAGGGAGACATTTATGGTGAATACGATCTAATCATTCGTGATGAAGATGGTAAGCTTACTATGTGGGACATCAAGTCTGCCTCACGGTTTGCCTTTGAACACAAGTTCAAGTCGTATGAAGCTATGAAGAATGGGGATAGCTTTGGTTATGTCAGTCAATTGTTTGGCTACACTTTAGCGGAGCGTAAGAACTATCCTGATATTCAAGTTGGTGGCTGGATTGCTATCAACAAAGAAACTGGCGAAATGAAAGTCTGTGCGGCAGACCCTGCTGACGAGACAGAGTATCAACAAAAGATCATTGATACAGTCAAACGATACAAGGCTGCTGATAACGATAACTTCAAACGCGAGTTTACTGACGAAGAAGAAACTTGGTATAAGAAACCTACTGGCAATCGCAAGCTATCTGGCACTTGCACATTCTGTGATTACAGATTTACCTGCTGGCCAGATTTAGAGTATCGTAAAAAAGCAAAGTCAAAGGCTAAAGATGCCTACCAATACTACACCTTCTACAAAGAGGAAAACGAAGCGGAGGTCAGCTAGATCTCTAGCTAGAGCCAAGGGGTTCAGGTCCGGTCTTGAAGATAAGGTAGCGATTCAATTGGCAGAGCACGGTATCGTGGACTGTTATGAGACATCAAAGATACCTTACATTCAACCTGAGAAACGCCGGACCTACACCCCTGATTTCGTTTTGCCTAATGGTATTGTTGTTGAAACCAAGGGGATCTTTTCTCTGGATGATAGGCAGAAGCACCTCTGGATTAAAGATCAGTGGCCTGACCTAGACATCCGCTTTGTGTTTAGCAATTCAAATGCCAAGATTCGTAAGGGTAGCAAAACTACCTACGCAATGTGGTGTGAAAAAAATGACTTTCAGTATGCAGATAAACTAATACCAGATACATGGATTAAAACACGGAGAAAAAAACGTGGACGATGAGAGAGAATTTGAGTTAGCTACAAAAGTCTTGATACCTGATAATACCTTTGCTATATTCGTTCACTTAGATTCAGAGACACAGACCTTACAAGTTGAGGTTGCTGATTATGTTTCAGAGAACTTACGAGGGACAAAAGAATATGATGGGATGGGTTTGATTATCAATGAGCTTGGTGTAGCAATTGAAGAAGCCCTGCAAAGATTTGCTAACCTAGATCCTGACTTTACCGTCGATCAGGATATCAAGGTTGAACTTGAAGATGGTGAAAATGTAATACCCTTTCCAGATTTAAATACGAGGCATTAATGGTTGATAAGGTTAGACTATTAAACGAAGC